GACAAAACGCACGATCTACGGGGTTGACCAAAAAAACGGAGGCGGATGCGTTCTGTATGAAATTATTCAAACAGGGGCTGCTTATCCCTGAACAGAAAGTGCCGACTTTTGGGGAGTTTTCGCAAGGCTGGTGGGATGAAAAAACCTGCCGATATTTGAAATGGCGGCAACTGCATGACCCGATTACGCCGCATACCTTGTTGAGGCATCAATGCAATTTCAAACACCATATTGCGGGTTATTTCGCAAAGTTCCGGCTTGATGAAATTACGCCGGTAGACATAGAAAACTGGCTGTTGTTTATGCGGGAAAAAGGCAGTTTGAAAGATGTTGTCAAAAAGCCGAGGGGAAAAAAGAAACTGATAGACGATAATGTAAAAAAAGAAATTGATGCTAAACCTAAAAAATTGTTAAAGCCGGTTACTATCAATCTGGCTTTGGGGACGTTGAAAATTATGCTTGGTGAAGCGGTAAAACTGAAACTGATGAAAACTAATCCCTGTAATGAAATAAAGGATTTGAAGATGGATAAACCGGAAATGATTATTTTAACGGTAGAGGAAGCGATAAAAATGATTCCGGCAGACTGGTCTACGGTGTGGGATAATAACATTGTATATAAGGCTCATACGTTGGCGGCGTGTACCGGATTACGGATTGGGGAATTGCGGGGTTTGCGTGGCGAATTTGTGTTTGATAAGTGTATCTACATCAAAGGGCAGTATACACGGTTTGGGTATGTTGACTATACCAAAACGAAACATAACCGGACTATTCCCATTCCTCCGGTTATGAGAGGATTGCTTGATGATTTGCTGGCGGTAAATGGGAGCGGTTTTGTTTTTTCAGAAGATGGCGGTAAAAAACCAATAACCACTGACTTGATAAATCGTGGCTACAATCGGGCGTTAAAAAAAATAGGGATTAGCTACCAAGAAAAGCTGAAACGAAATCTGTCTTTCCATTCGTGGCGGCATTTTTTGAATACCCTCTTGCTGACTTCAAATATTGGGTTAAGCAAAGTGCAAGCGGTAACTGGCCATTTATCAAATGGCACGACAGACCATTATACCCATTTTGATACCAGTAAATTTACCGAGGTTATGGATGTGCAAACCAATTTACTGACGCATGAACTACCCAAAAATACACAAACCGTAGAAATGAAAGCAGTAAGCATTTCTAATGAACAAAAACTAATTTCCCATAAAACTGACACTGATACTACCGTTACGGAATAATAAAAATCATTTTCATTCAAAAGGCGTTTCCGGTTCTCGGGAACGCTTTTTTTATGCACTTTTTTTCCAAAACTAACTAGAACTAGTGATACCGTTTGTCTGTTCTGCCTTTCATTATGAGGTTATTACGGTGTATGCGGAGGGAACTGTGAAAGAAACTGACTTACCAGATGATGAGGTAATGAGCTACAAGGGTTTGGCAGAATATTTGAAGCTGTCGGTACATACGTTACGGCATAAGGTGTCGAACCGCACCATTCCATTTTTCAAAATTGATGGGTCAGTACGTTTTTACAAAAAGAAAATTGACGCTTGGATTGTAGAAAAACACAGGGCAAAGAACAAAGAGCAAAGAGCAGAGAATAAAGTCCAGGGGGAAATTGGCAACGGCGAATTATTTCCGGTTGACGAAGGAATGAGCAATGGGGAATGAGTAAAAAGAAAAATGAAAAGTGAAAAATGGCAAGAAGGATAAGAGCGGGGGGCGAAGTATGACAGCGATTGACAAAATTATTGAAGAAACGAAAAAAGATGAATTGCCCTTTGAAAGCTGGAAGCGGTTAAGCGGCGAAGGTTCGGCGGCGTTTGCGGCGTTTTGCGTGTTCCGTGATATGGAGGCAGACAAGCGGAGTATTCGGGGGGCGGTAGAAACGGCTGAACCTGACCAAAAAAAACAATCGGGCAAATATAATGTGTGGCGGAACTATGCGGCTAAATACCGCTGGCATGAGCGGGCTGCGGACTATGACCGCTACACAGACAACCTGAAACAAGGCGAATTACGCAAAACGATTGAGGCGCAAGGGGAAATGCACAGGCAAGTTACCGGAAAAATGCTGGAAGTGGTTAAAAAGAAACTGGACACTATGAACCCTGACGAATTAACCCAGGGCAATGTAACGGAATGGGCAAGCATGGCAATTAAGGCTGAACGTGAGGCGGCGGGGCTGGTTACGGCAAGCAACAAACCGGAACCCAAACAGGGCGAATTAAATTTTGTTTCTGACTTTAACGGATTATAGGCGGGAATGATGCTACAAATCAGCTTCCATGCTGATTTGTAGCTTAGGAGTTTTTTCTACGAAAAAACTCCAGCTAAAGCAATGGAAACAGCGGCATCCGTGCCGCCTAAAGCAATGAGGAATTTAACGGAATATGGGAGCGAAAACAATTTTTAAACCAACGGTAATACAGAAACAAGCTCTTGCACTGTTGAAAAGCGGGGCGAAACATATTTTGTTGTTTGGCGGTTCACGTTCCGGCAAAACTACCGTATTAGTAATGGCGGTTATTTATCGGGCGGTGCGGTTTGCCGGTTCCCGCCATTTGATATGCCGGTATCGGGCGAAGGATGCCCGCTCATCGGTTTTGAGGGAGACGCTTTTTCCGTGGCTGGATAATACGGTTGGTAAAGACCGCTATAGATACCTCGCCCATGAAAGTATGATTACCCTGTTCAACGGCTCTGAAATTTGGATAGGCGGTCTTGGTGATAAAGAGCAAGCGGATAAAATTCTTGGGCATGAATATAACACCATCTATTTTAACGAAATTTCACAGTTAAGCTATGCCGCTGTTACGACCGCTTATTCTCGTTTAGCTATGCGGGTGCAAGGCTGTAGAAACTTATTTTTTTATGACTGCAACCCCGGTAGCCCTCTGCATTGGGCTTACAAAGTATTTGTCTTGAAAAAACAATTTCTGTCCGGCGATCCGTTAGAAAAACCTGAATTATATACTTCAATGCTCCTGAACCCTTTGGATAACCTCGAAAACTTACCGGAAGATTACATTGCTGACATTCTTGATACGCTTCCTGAAAAACAAAAAGCACGGTTTAGGGACGGGTTGTGGGTAAAGGCAGAGGGCGTTATCTATGAAAAGTTTGATGAAAGTATGATTGTCACGCCTGACGAATTACCACAACAATTTGACCGATACGCTGCGGGGCAGGATTTTGGCTTGAATATCACCTTTGTCAAAATAGGCTGGCTTGGCGATAGCATCTATGTCATCGGGGATTACGGAGCGTTTAACATGACCACCCAATCGTTTAATGAAGAATTGAGCGCAAGGGGCTTGTTGCAATGTCCGAATGATATGGGGCTTCCGGTGTACTGCGATCCGGCGGGTGGGGAACGGATACAGGAAATAACCGGAGGCACTAAAGCAAATAACAGTGTTGACAGCGGCATTGACTTTATCAACGCCAAAATTGAACGTGGACAATTTTTTGTGTGCGACAAATGCACTGGTATACTTTCTGAAATTTGGGACTACTGCCGTGATGAAGCGGGGGAGATTGTAAAGGTAAACGACCATTACCTTGACGCTCTGCGGTATGCGGTGTTTTCCGATGTGCAAAACGGAGTAATAATGTTATGAACATCTTCAATCGCTTATTACCTGACTTCATACGAAATAAAACGAACCAAAACGATAATACTTTATTAGAAAAAAATACTAATAATCATAATTTCTTGACTGCTGATGACGATTTTACTATATTTGATAATAGGAATACATTAGGCGATACGTACCTTCTCCACGCATGGGTAAATATAGCGGTAAATATACTTACTCGTAATATCGCTCGTGCTGATTTTACCATAAAGAAGGAGGGGAACGATATTGAATGTGGTACAATTTATGACCTCTTTAGGAAGCCTAACGCATCGTTAAGCCGCTATGACCTTTGGAAAGAAACCGCCGCATGGTGGTTCATCGAGGGCGAGGCGTTCTGGTGGTTCGGCGCGGACTATTCCGGCGGCCTGCCAAAAGAAATTTTTATACTTGACCCCCGAAGGATGCGGCATGAAAGCGAATTGCGGGGGCTGGAATTTGGGTTTAATACAAAGCCCCGCCGCTGGTTCTACCATGCCGGCGCGGAACTGATACCGATACTCTCTGATGAACTCATTCACTTTAAGGATTGGAACCCGTGGAACCCTGTGCGCGGGGTTAATCCGCTGCTGCCGCTTGCTTTTGAATTAGAGCAAGATTACTTTGCCAATAAATCAAACTCAACATTACTCAAAAACAACGCCATTCCGCAAGGCATACTGAAAACGGAACAAACCCTTAGACCCGAAGAAGCCGACCAACTGGAGCGGCGGTGGGAGAGCAAATACGGTGCGGTTAAGGCTGGCAGAAAAATAGCGGTATTGGGGAAGGGGACGAACTTTGAGCCGCTGTCGTTTACGCCGGAAGTTATCAAGCTCTTTGAATTAAAACGCTGGAACCTTTACACGATACTTGCACGGTACGGCATACCGCCGAGGGTTGCTAACATTTCTGACCGGACAACTTCGCTTTCCGGTAAAGATACTACCGAGCAACATTCCGCATTTTGGAAATTTACGCTCATTCCCATTCTTCGCCAATATGAGCAAATTCTGGAAAGCCAATTTTTTATGCGGTTCGGGCTGAAGGAAAGCGGCGTTTTTGACTTATGGGATATACCCGAATTGCAGGAGGGGGAGGACGCGCAGAGTAAAAGAGATATTGCGGAAATAAACGCAGGGATTAAAACAATCAATGATGTGCTGAAGGAGCGGGGCAAGGAACCGAAGCCGTGGGGCGATGTGTGGCATAGACCGAAAAATGTAGTTGCGGTCAATAACGGAGTACCGGGGGATGGGGAATAACAGCGTGATTATCGCTTCTACTGCTGGTTGTCTCGTTACTATGCTGTGCGATATGCTCAGAGATACTGGCTTTAGAGTTTTAATTACGAATAACGATAATGATTTAATACATATAATAAAAACATCATATCCACGTTATATTTTTATTGAACATTGTTTTATGGATAATACGACTGACAGTTATATACAAAAAATAATAAAGGCTCATAGTAGTTTGCATATAGTCATTTGGACTGCGGATGAATTAAGCGGTGATGAAGCGGCACGATTTATCTATGCGGGAGCTGAAAGTTTTTTTACATTGCGGGAAAAGTATGAAAAAATTGAAGCTATATTTAATCGGTTTCTAATGGGAAAAAAATACTGCCCTGATGTTGTTGAAGCGTTATTGGTTCAGGAAAAAACAGTGCCGATTATTGGAGTTCCGCTGACAAACAGGGAAATGGAAATAGTTAAATTGTGTAAAAAAAAAGACAGAGAAATTGCAGATTTCTTGTCTATGGCCTTAAATACGGTGCTTTGCCACAAAGTGAGAATATATAGAAAATTGGGAATACATTCTAAAGTCGAACTGGTGAGTTATGCGAAAGATAATAGTTATATCATCAAATGAGCAATGGGAAGATGGCAAGAAACAATTATTTTGGAGGTCGTAACAAATGAAAAATGAAAAGAGAAAAATGAAAAATGGGAAAATTGCAAGAAACATTTATTATGGAGGTTTGACTTATGATTATTAGGACTAAGGGCGGGGATTACAGGGCAGCGGGTAATTCGGTGGCGTTGCTGGATTTTTTAGGCGTGAAAAAGGAAACTGCGGGGGTTCATCAGGTTTGCGGTGATGTCGAGTTGATTTCTGCGGTTCCGTTTCAGTTGGCAACAGATGGAGAAACAGATCGGGGGGTTGCGTGGACATTAAGCACATTTGACCTTGACCGTTTTGGGGAGCGGGTTGATCCGGCGGGGTGGGAGTTTCAGCGGTTCTTGCTTAATCCGGTTGTGGAGTGGGCGCACCGCTACGACATTCCGGCGATTGGGAAAATTGAAGGGCTTGTGGTTGATGCTGACGGGCTGCATGGGCTGGTTTGTTTCAATGACAAAAGTTTTGACCCTTTTGGGTGGGCTATTGGTGAGCGGGTCAAGGCTGGCGTAATTCGGGCTGGTTCGGTTGGCTTTCGGGTGATGGAGATTGAAATTCCATCAAAAGAGGACAGCAATGACGGTACTGCTCTGATTTTCAGGAAACAAGAATTACTTGAATTTAGCATTTGCAATGTTCCGGCTAATCCTTTTGCACTTGCGAAAATGAGCAATGAGCAATTAGCAATGAAAAATGAAAGTAGCGATTTAACCTCCCTGTATTGGGGTGGTTTGTTCAAAAATCAGCCTCCATGCTGATTTTTGAACTTGGAGTTTTTACGTTGTAAAAACTCCATAAAAATTTTTAACAGCGGCATCCATGCCGCACAAGGAGTATGACTATGGGTAATGAACAGTTGGAAGCGGTTAAAAAACAGTTAGCCGCAATGAAGAAAATCGAGTTGACTGGTTTCACCAACACGGAAACGGCAACGGCGTATTTTCAGGAGAAGGAATTGATACTTGAGGGCATTGTCAAAACCCTTGAGACAATTACCGTTCAGGAAACGGCGGAGGTGGAAGCCTTGAAAATTACGGTCAAGGCTCTGCGGGATGAGATTAAAAGCCAATCGTCCAGCCCCAGGGAGATGTCCCGCCGTGAATTCTTGTTCAGTTTGGGCAAGGGGATTGTGGCGGCATGGTCGGGCAACCATAAAGCATTGGCTGATTTGTCCTTTTCGCCTAACCTGAAAGCGGACAACTGGACTAACCCTAAAGATGTGTCGTGGAGCGAAAAGGGCTGGCAAATTGCAAAGGCTGCGCTTGGCGAACCGATGGGCAACATGGCAACGAATGACCAGTACCTTATCAATCCGATTTATGAAACGGAGATAATGCAGGATGCCGCTAAAAAATCAGTAATGATGAATTTGGTTCGCCATCGCCCGATGATGGGGCCGTCTATTTTTCTGCCTACAAGGGACAGGGGCGGCGTGGAATTGAACTGGCTGACCGCCTACGGGCAGCAGATCAAGGGCAGCAAGCCGAAGGGGGCGGAGCGGGTCGAGTTAAAGGCATATACATTGGCTGGCTATATTCCGTGGTTTGATGAATTTGAGCAAGATGTGTTTGTTGATTTGGGGCAAATGTTCATAGATGAATTTATTGAAGTGTACGGACAGGAATTTGACCGCCAATGTCTGCTTGCCAAAGATGATCCGTTTACCGGGGCTATGGCGTGTGCCGATGTTACCGAAGTAACGATTGCGGGGGCTACTATCAATGATTTAACGTGGAAAGACTTCCGTGATGCGGTGTATAAAATCCCTGCGGAGGAGCGGAAGGATTGCTGCTGGTTCCTCAATGAAACGGTTCTGAACCACATTGCCAATATTGAGGATACCACTGGCCGCCCCATCTGGCGGCGGCCTACGGAAGCTATGCCGGGGCGTTTGGATTTGTACCCCTACCATGAAATTTCGATACTTCCGCAGATTGCGGATATTAAAGCCGATGAGCCGTTTGCGGTTTTTATGAACCCCAAGAGAATTCAGCACGGCAACCGGAAAGGTATTGAGATAAAAAAATTTGACGGCACAACCGAGAGCCTTGAATACGGCGAATTGTTTTTGCGTTTCCGCAAGCGGGACGGGTTCCTTGTTACCAGACCGAAGAATAATATCCTCGTGCTGAAAACTAAGGCTTAAAAATTTGAGCCGTCTGGTTGTCGGGCGGCTTTTTTTGGTGTGTGCAACCGTGATTGAAATGTATAATGAGGATTGTTTTGTGTTTCTGGAACGAATACAAGACAATAGCATAAACTTAATTTTGATTGACCCTCCTTATCACGTTTCCCGAAAATCGGGGTTTCACTCTACCAAAAAAAATGCGTTGTTATTTACTCGGTATAAAACTGATTTTGGCGAATGGGACAAAAAAGAAAATTATTTGGATTATTGTCTCATAGAATTATATCGGGTGTTGAAGAAAGGCGGCACTATTATTTGTTTTTATGATTTATGGAAAATTTCATATTTGAAAAAATGGATGGAGCAGGCGGGGTTTAGGCAGATACGGTTTATCGAATACCAAAAAACAAACCCTGTGCCGGTCAATAGCAAGCTCAACTACTTAACCAACAGTCGGGAAATTGCCCTCACTGGCGTTAAGGGCGGCAATCCGGTCTTTAACAGTGAATATGATAACGGTATTTATGCTTTTCCTATCAACCATGAGTATGACCGCTTCCACTCGACCCAAAAGCCGATCCAGCTTTTCAAGGAACTTATTCTCAAACATTCTCATTCCGGCCATGTCGTTTTGGATTGTTTTGCCGGAAGTTTTACTACGGCGGTGGCGTGTATCGAGACTAACCGGAAATTTATCGGCTGCGAAGTTGACCAGCATTATTTTGAGAAAAGCAAAAAAAGAATGAGGTATCAGCAGCCGGTGTTGTTTTAGGGAATAGCCGTCCGGTTGATGCCGCCGGACGGCTGTTTTCTTATTGTTCCAATGACTGCGGTTTTTTGAAATGGTTGGGGTATTGCTTATACAGGGCGGCTTCTATGCTCTGTTCTTCAAAGTGATAATCAATATTGAGGTATTGAGAATCGGTATATTCTTCAAGGCTGATATAACCCCATTCTGAATTTTGTAAATCGCCATTGAGTATGACATAGCCGTACATTAGCCCTTGTTCTGGGTTATATTCGCATATATAGCTGTCACAGCCACCATAGAAATAATGAAAGATAGCGGGGTGTTCTTTCATTTTTACGGTGCCATTGATTTTCGGGCATTTCTGCAATGCGATTTCTAGGTTAGATAGACCAGCGGTAAATTCTTTCAAATTCCTTTTGGTAACTAACAGTTGATACTTGGGAATGAGGGCGGCAACTGCGGCGGGTATTATTTTTAAGGTTTTCATTTTTGTTTCTCCTAAATACTTGGAAATTACCCCCACACAAGCGGGGGTGTTAAATGTTGTTAATCCCGATAATCTTGTATTATTGAGACAAGTCCATCAAAATCTTCATCGGTGCCGAGCATATCTGCAAACATTTCTACAACATCGAGCGGGACTTCATTCTCAAATGCCACGCTTTGCAAATATGCGGTTCTGTTTTTATAACCATTGTCTGTATAAATGCTATTAACCGTATTCATGTTTTACTCCTTGTTGATTATTACCCCCGCACAAGCGGGGGTTGTTACACTACACCGCAATTTTAAGCGGTTGTTGCTTATTTTCTTTTTCTTCTTTTTTTACTTTTTGACTGCCTTTGCTGGCTCTGATTTCGTCAAGGCTTTCCCGACTGCTGATGTTCTTCTTTGCCCTGCCGGAATATACCCATGCTTTGTGCTTGTTGGTGAACCAGAAGCCCAATTCCCGCAACTGTTCCCTGACTTCGTAAGAATTGAAACAGTAAATCCAATAGCCGATGATTTCAATTTCACATTCCAGATTGATTATTTTCTGTAAAATTTCTTGAAAGGGCGTTACTGCGTCTTGATCTGGCTTCCATTCTTTGCCCTCATAATAAGCATTGAATGAATGGGACATAAAATTTTTGAGGAATTTTTCAAACTGTAAAATAATTACCTTTGTGGTTTCTTCTCCTTCCGCACCTGCGTGGTCAGGATGGAATTGCAAGAGCAATTTCCGGTAGCGTTGTTTTGCTTCTTCTACTGATTTGCATTGTTCAAAATAATGCATGGTTCATACTCCTTGTCATGGTTTACCCCCGCACAAGCGGGGGGTGTTATACATTAAGACGGCATTACATTTCTGTTTTGTTCCACTTGTGGCAAATTGGGAATACAAAAAATACAATAATTGCATTTGTCCTTAATTTTGCATGACTGGCACACTTTTTCCGGTTCTACCATTTTTGGCAGATTTTCAATGATTGCGTCCATTGTTACTGTCATGGGCTTGTTCAAAAACCATGATAAACGCCTGATCGCTATATTTGAGCGGCTGGAAAATTTTGGTGTGTAATACACATTTTCATAATTTTTTGTTTTACTCATTTTGATACCTCCGAAAATAATTTTATTTGTCCGCTGTCCAATACTGGCGGCGGGGCTGTGTACTGTGGATACCGTGAACATAAATAATTGATGTAAGTGTGCGCTTCTTTTTGCGTGTGGAAAAAGCGGGAATGTGCGAACATGGAAAAATCCGAGCCTACCAGATAGGGGCTATACTTTTTAGCACTGTAAAAAGAAATATTTGCTAACTGCGGCTTGCCATTGGTGAAATTAAATTCTGCGGTTACTTCATATTTTGCTGACATAAAACACCACACAAAAAAGGGCAAGAATAATTACTTGTGTTTTATGACCCGACTATACAGCCAAGTGGGGCAAAGTTGCTTATAAAATAAGCTCATTACTTTGCTGATATGTTATATTATAATACTAATGAAAATAACACACTTTGTCAAGTAGCAAAATTAAAATAATTAAGAAATATATTATTTATGTTACGCCTAACATATAAGTAAGATAAAAAGAAGTAAATAATGTAATACTGCGGGAACCGTTCATAGCCGGACACACCGAATAAAGGCAGAGCTTAGAATAAAATCCGGCGGGCTTCTTACTCGATTACTGCGGATGCGGCACCAGTTGGGCGGGGTGGCTTCCGCACCCTATCAATGATTACTTCCCCCTTCACTGCTCAAAACGCTATCTTAATATAATTAAGCGTGATGGGAATACGATGCTATAACGGACAATAATTTGAATAACACTAACCATAACCGAATAGCGTTTGTAGCCGGACAAACCGAGTAAAGGCACCGCTTACCGAATACCATACGGCGTGACTCTTACGATATAACAAAGATAGCGGCTCCGGTTGGGCTAGGCTGCTTCCGCACCTTATCACCGATTACTTCCGCCTTTGCCGACTAAAAAAGCGTTGTTATTAAACATAACAAGTTGGTAATGATAGCATATAACGTACAATACTATTTTTGATAACTAATATACTACAATGTTGGATAAATGAATATTATTAATGATTTAGAAAAATTGCGTTAGCAATTTTTACCTACTTTCTTCGGGGGCGTTGCGGGGGAAACCCCCGCAGAGGGGGTAGCGTAAGACTTGCTCCGTGCCGTAGGCACTCCGCAATGTCTTTTTAGAGTTTTGCTACGCAAGACTCCATACAATAATTGGAGCAAGGCTGGAGCGAGGGGGAGACTTCCCCCTTATAGGGACAGACATTATCCGGCGGTGACAGGCACCGCTAAACCGTTGTCATAAATCCATGATGTCTGACCACTTGAATAAGTGATCAGACAGAATCTGGTTTAAATTAAGACTCTAAATCAACAAGACCTAATTCTTCAATATCGCCGACTTCCAACGAGGATATATTTTCACCATTTACACGAACTGAATAGATATAATCAAATTTACAAGAAAATTGCGGCAAAGAATACCTCGTTACTGAGTTTCCTATGGAAAAGCCGGATATAGTCCAACTTTCAGGATAAGAGCCGTCGGGATTTCTGCTTAATGGTATAAAATATTGATTTGCAGAACCTTGTCCAATAGTAGTAATACCCAAAGAAGTAGCTAAAATGGTATTACCGCTTGCAAAATTAAGTACAACACCGGAGTCATTTTCTATTATTATAAAAAAGCCGCCTGATGTCATTGTAAAATCAATAGAAGATGCAAGCTCTATTAAATCCCAATTTTGAGGAGTTGAATCCAATAAATAGAATACCCGCATATAAGCCTTATCTTGATGATCACCTATTGTATATTTAGGTATAATTTCTGTTATTACATTTGTAAAATGGTTATATTTTGAAAAAACAGTGTATAAGGAGTAGTCATTTGGAATTTGCAGACGTAAAAACGAATAGTTTTCATAAGGAGCAACAAAACCTAATGACTCACCAAACGGCGAATCTTTTCTGATTATTATATTCCATGAGGTTGGATTGTTAATAATAATTTGACCGACTCCGCCTAAATAGTTGCTGATTTGGTAAATCCTGTTATTTACTGTTCCATAATTATAATAAGCATAAAGCCTTGTAAAAACAGGGGCAGAATTTAAATTATTTTTGTTAGAATTATAATCTGATTCTAATATTAGAAAAAGAATAAAATCGCCTGTTGTATTAAACAGTAATTCTTTCTTTTCCAGACCATGTGCATATGCATTAGCAGGTATACCACCAATCAAAGTATTTACACTTGGCGTTCCTTTAAAAGCAACAAGCCTTTCATTTGTATTATTGGTAACAATAACTGACGGTTGATTAAAACTGTTGAAATTTACTGCATTTGTCATTGCGTCAACAATGTTTTTTAAGGTATCTGTAATATTATCATCAATAGCAGTAATCAAGGTAACATTAGTAAATGTATATTCATTATTAATTTTATTTTTTATTATTGAAACATTGAAAAACTTACAGTATACATATTCATTATAAATCTTAAGATAAAAGAATATTTCATCTGTATCAGTAAAATCATTGCTGTCTAAACTTAAATATGAACTGAAACCGCTATCAATTAGACCAGTTTTAGCTCCTAATAATTCAACATTATAAATATCATAATCAGATTTATTATGTATATCAATACTGGTTCTATTTCTTAAAATTTCATAATAATTGTTAGTTAAATTATCTGAAACATCCTGTATCGGACCTATAACCTCTTCTGCATTATTATAACCATAACCGCTTATGAAAGTAACGATAGTATTTTTTGTAATATTGAATTGATTGTTTTTACCTTCTTCGCTGATAACTGTATTTGTTCTGAATACAGGACAGGTACAAGATAATTTATGATTTAGCATATTAGAACCTGCAAAATAATCTCGATACTCATCGTCATTGTAAAAAACATGAGAAGTAATAAAAATATTGTATGTACCAGGTGATACTTCTTTAGTAACTTTACTGGTATTTCCATAAAAGCCAAAATCAACAGAACCATAAGTAACTTCAATATAGCCTACAAAATTCAAGTTAGAAATAGACAGCGTTGTTTTGGGAGTGCTTGTTTCGCTGTTATTATTATCACAAGCAAAGACAACAAATAAAAAAGCAAATAAAATATAAATATAGTTTTTCATATAATATATTTCCTATTCACCAAGAATACGCTGGTATTCAATATACGCATCAAATATACTCTTTAAAGTACCTGTTCTTGCTCCGCCAGCGTCAAGATAACCTGTATCGCCGCCTAAAAATGTTATGGTAGAATTATTTGTGATTGTTAATTTTGTATCTTCTTTTTCCATACAAACAACTACATTAGCCATTTCATAAAAAGAGGTATGTTCAAGTATCTCAGAAGCAGCAGGGCGATGTGTAAACATAATATTAACATAATTTGTTCCGGATTCAACTTCTTTTGATACTTTTTGTCCTCTGCTCATAATACCAAAATCAACTTCACCATATAATGGCTGCACACCGTTAAAATCGGTTGAGTTTGTGATTGTTAAGGTGGTTTTTTGTTCTTTGTTAGCATTGTTTTCGTTGTTATCACAAGCTGAAAATACAAGTAATGTGATAATCGCTACTGTAAAATATTTCTTCATTTTTTTTCTCCTTAAAATAATGTTATTTTTAGTGTTTGCCTACGTAGCTTGATAACATAGACAAGCACAGTTTTAAAATATGTAACTATTGTGGCGTTGCAAAGGCATATTCTGATTTTCCGCTTTCGCCAGTGTCATTTTTTGCTATTACATAAAAACCATGTTGAACACCAGTTTTTAATCCTGTTATAGTAACTGAAGTCTCAGTAGTTATAGATGTTCGCACTATAATATCATCCATTGTTTCCGCATTATAATAATATATTATATAACTTGTAGCTCCTGTTGAAGCATTCCATGACACACGAATACTTGTCGATGTTTGAGGAGTTGCTCTAA